CCTCGGGCGCGGGTCCGAGAGCGGCCTCGGGCATCCGGAGCCATTGGCGATTGGCGGCGGCCTCGTCCTCAATGGGACGGTGCTGAGCGCGACCGGCGCAGCGGCGGGCCATCACGCCACGCACGAACCGGGTGGGGCCGATGCGATTATCAATGCCGCGTGGACGAACCAGCCGAACATCTTTACGGCGCGGCAGCAGCGCATCACCGCCCAGTCGCCCTGCTTGGTGCTGACGGACACGCTCCAGCCTGCGGACGCCACAACCTTCCGGATCATCAACGCCAACGGGTCGTTCTACATCAGCGTCAACAACGATGACCTGACGGTCGATCAGGCGGTGCCACTCCGTTTGATGCGCAGCGGTGACGCCACGATTGGGCGCGACCTGACCGTCGGCCGCAACATCAATGCGACCGGCATTATTACGGCGTCCGGCGACGGCCTGCGGTTCACGGCCGCCGCGTCGTGGCATATGTGGATGACCAACGCCAATGACGCGGTGGATGCGAAGAAGTGGCGCTGGACGATCTATCAGGGGTCGCAGGAACTGCGACTGGAAGCCTACAACGACGCCGAGACGGTCAGCCTCCTGAACCCGATTGTCATCCGCCGGGATGGAGACGTGTTTGCCGCACGGGACTTGTATGCCCAGCGTGACCTGTACGTCACCGGCAACATCCAGATCAGCGGTAACTACTTCTCCAGTGGGCAACTGGAGACGATTGTCCGGGCGAGCTACAACGGCACGAACGCCGGGAACATCGCGCTCTGGGGCGGCTCGTCGTGGAACACGGGCGGGATGCTGCACTGCTACGGCAACGCGCACTCGGCGTATCCCGGCTGGGTGCTGGCGACAGTCTCGGGGTACTTCCGCGTCCACAACGCCGCCGGGAACCCGCTGTTCAACGTCGATCAGGGTGGCAACACGCAAACGTGGGGCGGGGCGTACGTCGTCGGGGAAATCATCTTCAATAACGCTGGCGGCATTCACACGAACAGTCAGACGCAGGTGTTGCGTCTCAGTGGCGGCGACGGGACGAGCTTCAATCAAGGCGCGACGATTCAGTTGTTCGGGAACACGAGCAGCCTCCCCGGCAACATGTATCTCGATCTCGGCTACCCGCTGGCGTCGGCCACGCTGTATGTGCGCCGTCAGGCGGACGGGGGCGTGCTGTTTCAGGTGGATTCCTACGGCAGCGCGGTCGTGGCGAACACGCTCACGGTCGGGAACGTGGCGTACTTCAACAACCACATTCAATTCGTCGGGAACCCGATCATCCATCGGCCCAACGACAACGGGGTCATCGTGCTGTCCGGCGGGCAGGGCGGAGGCTCGTCGTCTGGTGCGGGGCAGGAGTGGCACGGCAACGGCGAGGGCGGGCGTCCCGGCCAGATTTACATGTACGGCGGCACGAATGCAGGCGACGTGTTCTTCACCGCCGCGAACCACGGGTATACCGGGATCATCACCGCGCACACGGATGGTCGCGTTGATCTGTGGGGGCCGGTCACGATCATCAATGGCACGCTCTACTTGCAATCGCCGTATGTCGTGGCGACGGCGGCGACCCAGTCGGCCAACCTGACGCTGTGCGGCGGCATCAGCCCGAACCAGTCGTCTGGGGCCATGATTCAAATCTTCGGGAACAACGCGCCGAACCTCGCCGGGTGCATCGAGTTCCGCATCGGAAACGTCGGCACGGGCGACATGCACATCTACCACGGCAACGGCACGCAAGTGTTCCGCTTCACGCAGAACGGCTCGATCCGGTGCTTCACCTACAGCGAGGCGCAGCACGCCATCTTCGACGGGTCGGACAGTGCGGCGAAGTATCTGGAGTTCCAGCGGGCGGGAGTCACGTACGGCTACCTCGGGAATGCGGCGGCGTTGGGCGCGAGCGGCGGCACTTACGGGTGGGACGACTTCACGATCCGTGGGCAGAACCGGTTGGTGCTGGCGTCCGAGGCGAACATCCTCATCGCGATGCCGGTGTACAACCAGCAGATGGGCTACGCGTACGGCAACGTGCTGTGCCGTCCGGGCGGCCTGTTGGCGATGGCGACGGGCCTGCGAGCCAGCGATCTGCGGGATGTCGAACCGTTCACGGATGGCACGGCCGCGCTCCGCTTGAATCCGGCGTTGTTCACGTTCGACGGCCAGCGACATCTTGGGCTGGTCTTCGATGAAGTCACGGCGGTCGATGGGCGGCTGGCCTACGAGGCCGAGGGTGGCGACCCACGCATTGACGCACGGGCGGTCGTCGCGGCACTGGTCGCGACGGTGAAATATCTCAACACACGACTGACTGACTTAGAAGCGAGGGTGCACTGATGCCGATGTCCGAAAGCGTGCTGCAAATGCAGCTATCCCGCGATCCGATCTTTCTCCAGCGGTTGCAGTATTTGATGCTGCAACAGGCCCGCGTCGTGAAGGCCGAAGCCCAGAGCACGGCGTTCCACGCGCAACGCTCGCAGTATGCGACGAGCGTCCTGAACAACGCGATGATGGCAACGCAGCAGGCGTCTGGGACCATCGTCGGCGGACCGAACCTGATTGGCACCGTGGACATTACCGACAACGGGATCGTGACCACCGCAGCGGACGCAGCCATCCTGTCGCAGGTGGCGACCTACTGGGACACGCTCGCGGGCGTGGATTCCGGCGCGCAGGCGGCAGCAGCAGCGGCGGCGGCAGCGATGCCCCCGGTGGTGCAGGGATGAATCTCGACCCGCAGGATTACTGGAAGCTCCGGGCGGTGAACTCCGATCTGGAACGCGATCAGGCGACCCTGATGGCGATTCAGAGTCGGCTCGACGCGACACGGGTGAAGCGGCAGGCGGTCTGGGACGCACTGGCGGCGAAGTATTCGTTGGACCCCACGGCGCAGTACGCGGCGAAGGACGAGGACTGCTCCCTGAACGTGCAGACCAACGGACAACCCGCGACGTAGCGGCCGTATGATCGCGCCGTGATGATCTATCCGGGCGGGGGCTATCCGGGGCTGTACTTCCCGGCGGTCCGGATTGTCATCGTCGTTGATCCGGAGATCGTTGACTTCGACGTGCTCGTCTGCACGGCGCTGACCAACGACGTGATCATCGACACGGTCGTGGACGATACCGTCGGTCTGGTCGTCATCGAGGCGACCGAGATCGACGTGACCGTCGAAGTCGGGCGAGCGGTGGCGGTGGACGCGAGCGTCGAGCGGCTGGTCGTGCTCGATGTCGCGCTCGCGCCCGCGCAGGATCTGGACACCGGTGTCGTCCTGCCTGCCGAGACGCTGGTCGAGGCGGACGCGGCCGTCTCGCGCACGCTCGATGTGACGGTGGGCATCCTGCGGAAAGTCTCGATGGTGGAGGCGACGGTGGCGGTGCACACGGCGCTGGAGGCCACGGCCCCGGTGTCGGTGCGGCTGGTCTTCTCGGTTGACACGGAGCGGTGACATGGCAGGACAGCTACGCAAGGACGACATCGGCTCCATCATCCGGGTGCGGGTGCGCGAGGAAGGCTTGCCGTTCAACGCGGCGGCGGCGACGACGAAGACGCTGAAGCTGAAGAAGCCGAGTGGGAAGGTGGTCGCGCGCGAGGCCCAGTTCGAAACCAACGGGACCGACGGCATCTTCACCTACATCACCATCGAAGACGACCTCGATGAGGCGGGGCCGTGGTCGGGGCAAATCTTCATGGAGTTCCCGACCGGCCAGTGGCACACCGATGCTTTCAATTTTCATGTCGGCGAAAACCTTGAGCTAGCGGTACCGGCCCAGTGACGCCTGTACTGGGGGCGCTGCCGACGGTCACAGTGCAGAACCGGGCATCGGTCCGGGCCGCAGACCTGTTCCGGCGTCCGGCGGTGGATCTGCATCTGCCGTTGAACCGGAAGACCACGCGGAACGCGGTGCAGCCGGTCCCGGTGATCCAGTTGGAACCGTCGCGAGCACTGGTGTCCGTGTCGGGACTGGACGCGTACGTCCTGAAGCCGCGCCGGGATCCCCCGGACGTGGCGCACATCGTCATGCGCGACGGACGCGAACGCTGGGTCATTCAGGAAGGGCACACGCGGCTGGGCGCGGCCGTCCTGCGCGGCGACGAGACGCTCCCGGTGCGGGTGTGGGAGTTCGAGCAGGCCGACACCGGTGACCTTGTCCCTGTGCTGCGCGGCTTGCACCGGCGTGGTGTGCAGCTGGCGCTCAGGGACGCGCAGCCGGGCCTGCATCCCGACTGGCAACTGGGCGAGGCGGGACTGACGCGGCAGATCACGTTCCCGAACCTCCGGGCGTGCGCGACGTTCATCTCGTCCCTGATGGACGCGGCGAACGAGGCGAATCACCACCCCGACGTGCAGAACGACAACTGCGACGTGACGGTCACGTTCATCACGCACGCGACGGGCACGGTGACGGCGAAGGACTACGCCGGGGCCGAGGAGGCCGACCGGCTGGCAGGCGAAGCCCTGACGGTCCTCTCGGGTGATGACCTCGCGGTGCTGCTGCTCGACTGGGACGAGTCCCTCCACCCACGCGACGAGAGCGGCAAGTTTGCCGAGGGCGGCAGCCGTATCACCGGTCCGGTCCGGCAGTTCGGGGGCAATGAGGGCTACGACTGGCACGAGGCCGCTGCGGTCGTGGAGCACGCGGCGGGCCTGCCCTACGCCGATACGCAGGCGGTCAGCAGCTACGCCGGATTCGGCTACAGCGACATGAACGCGATGCTGCGCGGTACCCATGAGCCGCGCATGGTCAATGAGGTCGTGCGCCCGGCCACGCCCGAGGAGATTGCCGCATACCAGTTCGCCGGGTTCAAAAGCGCACCGGGGGATTACGCCCCGGACGATCCCCGGAACAAGGTGGACGACGGGCGCATCGTCCACAACGTGTTCACCACCGATGCGGAGGGGAACAAGGTCGAATGGAGCATTCAGCGGCGTGTCCCGGACCAGAAAGACATTCGGGACACCCGAGACAAGATTGACACCATCAACGCGTCGATTCGCGAGCGTGGGTTCGTTTTGCCCGAGGCGATGGAGGTCAAGCGCGCGGCCTACGTGCCCGGTCTGTCGTACGACGAACTGAAGGCGCACGAGGGAGCCGTCATGGAGGAGAAAGGCTTCACCTCCACGATGATCGGGAACCCCAAGGGCCGGTTGGACGGCTACGTCGAAATGGGCCGGTCGGAAAGCATCCACCGCCGCACGGACGGCAAAGCCGTGGACAGCACTGAAGTCGGCACGGCGATGCGGATCACCATCCAGTTGCCCGAGGGCACGAAGGTGATGCCGGTCGAGGCGGTGCGGCGTCTGGAGTACGAGTTCCCGAACATCCCGAATCCGGATCCGATGCCCGACGACTTGAAAAAGGATCCGTGGTGGCAGGCGCACCCGGAGGCATGGACGGTTCGGGATTACAAGGCGACCCCCAAGGTCAAGACCGACAACATCACGGACAAGGGCACGCGCAGCGAGGCCGAGATCCTGTTGGGGAGCGGTGCCCAGTTCCGCGTGGTCAGCGTCGAGCAGGGGAAGTCCGTGCCCCGGAGCGCGGATGGGTCCGTGCGGTCGTTCCCGGTCGCGGATGTCCTGTTGGAATACATCGGCGGCGGCAGTAGCGAGGGCAAGGGCGCGAAGAAAGACCTGTCAGTCAAAGTGCCACACCATTTGACTTCGTTCGATCTGGGCGACCTTCCCGGCCACGAGTTCCACGGCAACCAGTACAGCGAGGGCGCGACGGTGGTTCCGACTGGAAAGTCGGTCCAGTTACCGGGACGCTACGACCGCACAAAGGCCGTGAAAGGCTCGATTCTCGTCACGTCGAAGAACGGCTACCTCGCCGCTACGCAGTCACCGAATCAGCCGGACTACTTCTGGGTGAACTACATCACCGTTGGCGAGAAGGCCCGTGGCAAGGGTGAGGGCACGGCGCTGTACATCGCCGCGCTGAAGGAAGCGCAGAAGCGTGGGGCGAAAGGCATTCTGAACGGCTATCTGCCGGGCCGTGACATCTCCGAGAACGCGAAGAAGGTCTGGGCCTCGCTCACGCGCAAGGGACTCACCGAACCGATTACTGCGACCGTTGAGAGCGAGGGCAAGACGAAGTCGTTCGAGTCTGTCGTGCTCGTGCGATCTGAGCCGAAGGCCACGCACGCATCTCACTATCGCGAGAAGCTGGCGTTCCTCCTCGGTGGCCACGGCTCCGGGAACTTCGGGCATGCGGGGCGACCCGGCGAGGTCGGCGGATCAGGAGATGACGACGGCCGTGACACAGCGGAACTGACGGCGCGAGAGCGCAAGAAGGACGCGGCGTTCAAGGAATGGGTACAGAAAGTCGCCGGTGAGCGAGTCCGCAAGGAGGAAGTCGCGGCCCGTGCGGCTACGCGCGATCCGTCTACGTACACGCACAACACGGCCACGCACGAGCGTGTGACGACCAGTCTCTCGGCAGTGGCCCCGAAGGTGTCTGTCGCGAAGGCCCAGCCAGCGATCACCGTAGCCAGTCACGTCGCCGACGTGCTGCAGGAGATGCAGACGAAGGGTTACGAGATGCCGGACAGCATTACGGTTCGCGTCACCGATCGGGAACATTTGCACGGGCTGGTGGAAATCACGCGGGCGACGGGCGCGCGGGACCTGACGATCACGGTGCCGCAGGCGCTTCCCGCGACGGCCAACATGGACGACGCGGCGGTCATTGCCTTCGGTGGACAAGCCGTTGTAGACGGGCACACGTACGACCGATTTACGGCGCAGAGCATGAACGACATCGTCTTGCACGAGATGGGGCATGTGCAGGCGGGCCTCCGCCCCAAGATGCCACCGGGCTGGAATCAGAAGTGGTCAACGAAGGCGATGAAAGAGGCGCAGCGCAGCGTGAGTATCTACGCCGCCAGCGACACGGCCACCAGTGATCAAGGCGAGTTTCTGGCGGAAGCGTTCGTGCGGCTCTATCGCGGAGAGACGTTGCCTCCACAGGCGCAGAAGCTGTACGACGATTTGAATGGCCCGAAGGTGAAGCGATGAGTCTCCCGTGGCCGACCCTGACGACTAAGGAGTGGGATGACAAGCTCGCGGAGCAGGCGAAGAAACCTGCCGCGACGACTCCGCTACCGGGATCCGACCGCTTTGTCTGGGGCGAGTTCAAGATTGTCAAGCCGCCCCCGACGCCGAAGGACGAGGACGAGACGGCACACGACCTCTCCGACGACTGGGACGAGTCGGAGCATCCGCGCGATGACGGCGGACGGTTCGCGACCTCCGGCGAGGTGGGGAACGTCCGAGGCGCGCTGATCAAGACTGCGTCACTGGTGGCCGGTGTGCCACTGGACTCGTTCCCGGATTCGGAGACGCATCCACAGTCGCTGGCGATCCGGGGCCGGGTCAAGATCGACATCAATGCGGACCTCGCCCATCGCGTGAGCAAGGACCCGGCGTTCCGGGAGGTCAGCAAGGACGACACGGTGAAGTTCGTCCGGCGACAGATCGACCTCTGGGCAGAGACGTCCGGGGACAGCGTTCTTCCAGCGGTCCAGATGCAGCGTGCCGTCAAGGAGGAGTTCGGGTTAGCCGAGGCGACGATGAGTCACATGACGGCTCCGATTCGCCCCAAGGAAGACGTCGAAGCCCGGAATCGCGCGTTCGTGCGGGCCGAGTACACGCGCACGCAGGAGTGGTTCAAGGCGCAGGGCATCACGCACGTCTCGGTGTTCCGGGGGATGGGCGATCCGGACGACGCACTGGGGAGCGGCATCGAGACGGTGACGATGCAACCGGCGTCGTCGTGGACGACGGATCTGAAGACGGCCGTGAGTTTCGCGCGGGACCAAGCCGGGCCAGCGAAGATTCTGACTGCGCGCGTGCCGGTGGCTGACGTGCTCAGCACGTGCGTCACGGGACGCGGGTGCCTCCCGGAGGAGGAAATCATTCTCTTGGGTCGTCCGCAGACCGTGCGGATCTTCAGCGGCGAGAAGGACGAGCAGATGGATCAGTACGTCTTCCCGGTCGAGCGGATACGAAAGACCTTGGGATGATCAATATCGACACGCACCTCACGAACGCCGACTGGCCCAAGCGCACGCGCGACCGGGTCCAGCATCTGGCATTGTCCTACCGCGAGAAGCTCCGACTGCAACTGGACTGGGACGAAAGCCTGCATCCCCGCGACGAGCAGGGCCAGTTTGCAGACGGTGACAGTGGCGGCAGCAGCAGCGGCCACAGCGGCAGTGACGGGATCACATTCACCAGCAAGCGCGACGGCTGGGCGTCCGGGCGCAAGCGCGACGGGAAGACGGTCACGGTGGTGGGCCAGATCACCCCGAAGGCGCAGGCGGCGGTGTTCAAGACCGTGGACACGGTCGATGTCGCCGGGAAGGTGGCGGGGTCCATACCGGGGGACCTGTCGGTGACGTGGGCCGCCGGGGAGAATCAGCGCGCAGGTACGACGCTGGTCATGAACGCTTACAGCAACTCCGGCGTCACGATGCAGCGTATGTTCCAGCGGACGTTGCAGGGCAAGCTGATCGTGCATCACGAGGCGTTACTGATCCCGAAGGCCATGCAGGGCGCGGGCGTGGCGAAGGACATCCTGCGCGACAGCATGGACGCCTATCAGGCGATGGGCGTGTCGGAGATTCAGACGTACGCCGACTTGGAAGTCGGCGGCTATGCGTGGGCAAAGTTTGGCTTCAAGGCCGAGGACCCGTTGTCCCTCTCCGAGAACGTCAAGACGGAACTGCGACGGCGCAACATCCCTCTGAACGGCCCGGAACGCGAAGCCGTGCGGTCCGTGATCGAGAAATACGCCGAGGACCCGAAGCTCCCGTGGCATCTGGCCGGGATCGTGGGTGCGAACGGGCGGCAGATCGGGAAAGAGATCCTGATGCAGGAGCCGTGGGACGCCCGGCTCGATCTGCACGACCCGGAGTCGATGGCCCGGTTCACCCACTACGTCGCGAAGGACCGGTAAGTGCCCAAGACGCCAGACCTCCACTCGATCAACCCGGACGGCACGAAGACCGACACATGGATCTTCGAAGAACTGCTGGGCGCAGACGACGTGCCGGATGCCGCGTACCGACACATCGTGCCGACCGAGCCGCCGACCTCGCTCTACCGGGACAAGCTCAAGGCGCTCCAACTGGACTGGGACGAGGGTGAGCACCCGCGCGCGGACGACGGAAAGTTCACCGATGGGAGCGGAGGCGAGTACGCGACCAGCCCCGACGCGCCACGCGGCGGCGACGGCCAGCAGGCGCTGTTCGAGTACGCCCCAGAGTCCGGGAGCGAACAGGCGCTTCGGGTGGACGCGAAGGCAGGCGTCAAGGAAGTCGAGAAGCTACTGGAGGCGGCCGTCGATGATGCGGACTACGACCTCAAAGTGGAGGCGTGGGACGAGGTGGACTCCGATGACCAGAACGCGGTCGAGGAGCACTTCATCGATAGCGGCATTGGTGACAGCGGGGCCGTGGAAGCCGGGCAGCAGGCCACCGACGACTACGTCAATGAACACCTCAACGATGCCGATGTCCACGAACGGGTCATGGAGGAGGGGTTCGCCAGCGACTTCTCTGCGTAGGCCGACGGGCGTGAACTGGACCCGGACAGTGTCGAGGGTGTCTGGCAGCACGGCGAATTCTCGCTCGACCCGTCGGGGCTGAAGTATGCGGATGGCACACCCGTCAGCGAGGAAGACGCGGAGGTGGCGAGTCAGCTATACAACCGGCAATCCGGTGCCGCCCGTCAAGCACTGGAAGACGATCTGCGGCAAAGCGACGAGGCACTGGAAGTCGCCAGCACGGCCGAGCGCGAGTACGCCGCTGAGGAATGGAACAACCTGAGTGGCTCCGATCGTTTGCAGTATGCGACGGACCACGGCTTCGCGACGGGGATCAAACTCCGACCCGGCGAACCCGGCGAGTGGAAATTCGATAGCGACCGTGAGGAGGACGAGCCGGAAACCGACGAGGACTACCTCCGCACGCGAGCCATCGGATTGGAACTGGTCAAGGATCGCACCGAGGCGGTGATGCAAGCGCGGGGCGTGCTGTCGAAGGACGTGACGCCTGACAAGATCGCCGGGGACTTGTGGCATGCGTGGAAGACGGATTCACAGTCGCCGCTGGGACTGGCCATGCAGATCGCCGTAGCCGACGAATTGGGTACGCTGCCGACGGCCTCGATTACGGCGGCTGATCGCACGGCGGCTGAAGCGGCGATGGTGGCAGCGTTCACGACTGCTGAGGAGCGCGAGAAGCTGCATCCCAGTTCATCGGCCCTGATCAAGACCATTGACGCCTTGCCTGCCGATCAACAGGCCGACGCGTGGCGCAAGGCCGAGGCATTGGAGAAGACGGAGAAAAACGCGATTACGACGCTGGCGAAGACGCGGGTGCAAGCCTACGCACGTGCCCAATGGGAGACGACGCAGTTCCTGTTGCAGAAGGCAGGGGCCGACCGGGTGCAGATGTACCGGGCCATCATTCGTCCAGCCGAAGAAGTCAACAACACCACGCGGGTGCCGTACGCCGAGGGCGTCCGACTCCCGGACTACCAGTTGAAACACAATGCCGTGGCGTCGGCGACCACGAAGCCGAAAGTCGCGAACGAGTGGAACGGCGTCGGGGTGAAAGTCGAGCAGGGCAAGCGCGAACGCGTGGTCCTGCGCTTCGATGCCCCGCGCACGGCGGTGTTCTCGCTCCCGGTGTACGGGCAGAATGTCCACGCGGAATCCGAGGTCGTCCTGATCGGCACCAAGGGACTGAAGTGGGACGCGTGGCATCAGAAGGGGCCGGGTTTCGATACCCGGCGGATCGACATGGCCAGCTTCAAACTGGAGGTCACGGTGGAGAGCGACGACACCCCGGACGACACGGAGAAGACGCCCTCGGTAAAGAAGGATGGCCCGGTGATTGACCTGTTGAAAGATCAGGACGAGCACTGGCTGGCCCCGGACCACTATCGGAAGCCACCGCAGAAGATCCCGACGCCGAAGCCGGAGACGACGTAATGCCCAGCCTGCAGCGGGACCAGATTGACGGACGGTGGGCGACGATCGCCTACCTGTCGAAGGCCAACGGGGAACTGGTGGACCCGGAACACGCCACGGTGGCCATCGCGAAGTTCGACAACGGTCAGGTGGTCTATCTCACGGTGACCCCGGAGACGTCGCTGGCGCTCCCGGTGGACACCGTCATCACGATGCCGTTCGCGGAGTACGACGACTTTGCGGACTGCGTCGAGAAGAATCAGGACAAGGACGACCCGAAGGCGTTCTGCGGCTGGCTGAAACATCGCATCGAAGGGTCGGCGGCGGCCCCGACTGTCATGTTGAGTTACCGGGACAAACTCCTGATGGAGATGGCGGTGTCCCGTGCGGCTACACCGCTGGGCTACCGGGACAAGCTCGCGGCGATCTCGCTCGACTGGAGCGAAGACGCGCACCCGCGAGATGACCACGGGCGGTTCTCTGATGGCGGGGGCGGGACGCTCTCGGGCGCAGAGGCGGCTCTCCAGAAGCGGCTGGTGGACTTCAAGGAAGACCGGAACCTGACGGGGCCGCGCTCACAGGCGATTACCGACGTGATTCCCGGATCGACGTTCATCCCCTACGTGAAGGTGCCGGGCCTCGACACGCTCCATGCGGCGATGGGGGTGAAGCCCACGCTGGAGACGAACCCACTGGAGTATCAGGCCGCGCGCGATGCCCTGTTTGCCCGGCAACCGACGAAGGACATCCCCCTGTCGAAGCTGACGCTGACCCAGCCGCGCGTCAACAAGGACCGGGTCGAGTCCATCGCCACGGCACCGGCGCAACTGGACAAACCGGTGCAGATTCTGAAGATGGGCGATCAGTACTTCGTCATGAACGGGCATCACCGGGTGGCCGGGTCGCAGCATGCCGGGCGGACGACGGTCGCGGGACAGGTATTCGATGTGGTGAAGCACCTGTCGGACAGCACGGTCACGTACCGGGCGATGCGCGAGCGGTTCCTGCTCGACTGGCGGGGCGTGTGACCGGGTATCGGGACAAGCTCGCGGCGTATCTGCTGGACGACTGGGACGAGGACGCGCATCCCCGTGATGACAAGGGGCAGTTCACGACGGGCTGGCACCTCACGGACGATCCCAACTTCGTTCCCGACCCGACGCACACACCGGACTTGAATTCGTTTGGCGGGGATTTAACGGAGAACAAACCTGCGGGCATCTTCGTGGGCAGACCCGAGTTCTGGATGCAAGCGCACGGGTACGAGCGGCCGTACGTGGCGGAAGTCGAAGGGCGGCTGCTCAAGGACGGCCCGACGATGTACGGGAGCAAGGACGAGCGGTTTCTCCAAGCGCCCCTGCGGACCTTGCGCGTCCTGACGATTGACGAGTACGCCCGAGAGCATTTCAACGATCAGGGGTGGGTGGAAAGCCACTTCGACACGCGGCCCTACAACCAGATTCCGAAGATCCCGAAGGGCTACGTGGGGCGCTCCGTCTCCGACATGACGCAAGAGGAACGGGCGGCATGGGAGAAGAAGTTCAAGGAGTACGCGGGTCGCCCTGACGGGCCGAACCCGGCCCCTCGCGAGAAGAAGAAGCAATCGCTGTCCGCGATTATCAACCTGCCCGACATCAGTGACGTGTCGTTCCCGTCGATGGTCGGCGCGATCCCGTCGAAGCCCCCGAAGCGGAAGCGCACGCGCACGCTCTACAAGGGTGTGAGCCTCAGTCGTCGGCCGATGAAGTTCGAGGCCAAGGTGCTGTCGCTGACGGAGATTCCCCGGCGGCTCGACGCGTGTCGCGACACACTGGCGATCAGTGACGACGATACCTGTTGGCGCGAGACGATGCACACCCTCGCCGCGTACGGCGCGAGCGAAGTGCTGATGGAACTGGTGCGACAGGGCGCACCGGCGCGGCTGGGCGTGCGCGAGGTCCCGGTGGACGTGGAGGCGATCTGCGCGGCCGTGCTGGCCGATCGCGCGCGGGCGCTCACGAGCCTGCGCGAGGACTACGAAGCCCGGCTCCGACGACGACGGATCCGGGCGGACCGGCGCGAGGCGCTCACCCAGTCGTTCACCGACGTGCGGCGACCGTCGCTGCTGAAGCGGTTCGCGAACCGGGCGACCAATGAGGCGTTCGCGCTGGGGCGGACGACGGCGATGCACCTGTTGCAGCGGCAGCGCATCCCGGTGGAATTCGAACTGGCGTACCACGGCGAGGACGGCAAGTTCATCAGCAAGGCCGAAGCGGTGGCTGGGGGCGAGGCCATCGTGGATGCGGTCATCCAGACGGCGGTGATGGACACGGGCACGTGCGATGAGTGCGCGGAGGTCGATGGCGAGTCGATGGAACTGGGCAGCGACCGGCAGGAAGAACTGCGCCCGCCCTACGTGAAGTGCCGGGGCGGCGATGCGTGCCGGTGCATCCAGATCGCGCTCCTGTCCGACGGCAGCGAAATCGACGTGGACGAAATTGACGAAGACACGCTGCACGACCACGAGAGCGACAAACCAAGCCATACCAACGACGAGGGTGATAGCGGGGATTAATGCCGACGACGACGACGAATCACGGTACCGTGAAAAGCTGGCTCCTGAGCCTGATGGGCCTCACGGTACGGCCGGACCCTCCGCCACCCGCCCCGCAAGCTGACCCGCCACCACACGAGAGCGACAACCTCATCGACCGCATCGACGTGACCGTGGACGCGTACTGCCCGTGTGGCTCGACCCATCTGCATCACCTGTCACTGGTGTCCACGTCGGAGTGTGCCCGGTGCAGCCGTACGCTCGCGATCCGGGGAATTGTGTACATCCGGCCCCGGTTCGGGGAGATGCCGTCGGCACGGGTATCGGTCGGCTACGTGTTCACGCCGGACTCGCTCCGGCGTCGGCGCACCACCGGGGTGCATTGAGTGGCCGACTGTGGACGCATCTGCCACTGGGACTGTCCGGCGGTTCGGCTGGAACGGCGGACCGGTATCTGGCACTGGCGGTTCCGGTGCCAGAAATGCCTGAGGATAATATCGTTCACGTCCTTGTATGCCCCCAGTTCGCGGGCCGGGTCCAATAGATTCAACGACTTACAAGAACGTGTTGCGCCTCGGCCGGAAGCCACCGCAAAGTATGGGGGATCGGTGGCCGCCTCCTACCACCGCTAGCCCATTGCCATGACCCTAGAACGTGTGCTGCTGTCCAGCCCGACGCTGTTGGCCTCGCTCCAGTTGTCGGCCACCGATGGCGACACCAAAAGCTGGATCCAGCTGGCGCGTACCGGGTCCTTCGTGTCGAAGCGGTATGGGAAGTTTGATATTACCAAAACGGACTTGTCGCAGATGGTGCACAACTTCCGGGAGGTAACGCCGAAGACCCCCACCGAATTGCCGATCGACTACGACCACCTGTCGATGGACCCCAAGAAGCCCGGCGACGGCATTGCCGCTGGCTGGATGAAGAACATCGAACTCCGTCAGGAGGGCGAGGAACTCTGGGGCGAAATCGAGTGGACGCGCCCGGCGGTGACCCGGATCCAGAACAAGGAGTACCGGTTCATCAGCCCCTCCTTCGTGAAGGACCACACGCACAAGGACGGCAAGAAGATCGGGACGACGCTGCTGGCGGCAGCGGTCACGAATCATCCGTTCTTGGAAGGCATGAGCGCGCTGGCGTTGTGCTCCGCTGGCGAGATTCCGTTCATGAACTTCTCCAACGCGGAGACGCTGGACGTGTCCGCGCACGAGGCGCTGAATCTGTCCACCGAGGATGGCACCAAGGCCGGGATGCGCGTGATGATCGCACCCGGTAACGCGCGGACGCAGGACGAGATCGGCGCGACGTTCGAGATTGCAGAAGTGGTAGGGGAAGGCGACGACGCCTTCGTGTCTGTGAAGGATGCGAATGGCATGATCCACAAGTGGTTCCGGGCAACCGAACTACTGCCCGCGAGCGCCACGCCCGCCAACCCCCAGCATCCCGGACTGACGCCGGGAGCCGCGCCGACGGTGCCCGTGCCGGGCCTGCCGGGTCCGGGCGTGCCGGGCATCCCCGGCGCACCGGGTGTCGTTCCGCCGCAGGCTCCGATCGCCGCACTGCCGGGCCAGCAGGGCGTTGCGCCCCCGGCTCCGAACACCGCAGCGGTGGTCAATCCCACCAACCCGAACACGCCCGTGACGGACCCGGCGGCTCCGGTCACCCCACAGGTCCCGAATCCCGTCGGAGCCAAGCTGGAGCAGAAAGCCGCTGGCTCGCAGGAGAAGGACGGCGCGGACGGGAAGGACGGCAATCCGTTCGCGAAGGGCGACGGTGACAAGAAGCCTGACGTGACCGCGAAGGTCGATAAGGGTGCCGACGGCGAGGCGACGGTCGTCACCAAATCCGGGACCGACGGCGACGAGTCGAAGGTCGCGGCCGTCGTCAACAACCTGCCGCTCCCGGACGAGTTGAAGCAAGCCATCGCGGCTGCGTTGGCTGCGGCTGCGGCCAACCCACAGCAGAAGGGACAGATGCACATGAAGTTCATGCTGAAGAACGACAGCGGTGCCGAGGTGGAAGTCAGCCTCGAACAGCTGGAAGCGGCCGGAGTCAAGATCGTCAAGGAAGGCGAGACGGCGATTCCGAAGACCGAGTTGACCGACTTGCAGACGAAGGTCGTGTCCCTGTCCTCGCGGCTGGATCAGACCGAGAAGGACAAGGCCGCGCAGGCGATGGTGGTCGAACTGAATCGGCTGTCGCAGGGCGCGTTCATCACCAAGCCCGAGCGCGACTGGGCCGAGAAGATGTGGAAGGACACCGTGGACCTCTCCGGGTTCAAAGAGTGGGCCGCCACCAAGACCACGGCGGTCCTCTCGCTGAACAAGGAGCACGGCTCCGGCGGCAAGGCCGAGGGCGATGCGAAGACCAACGGCGAGCAGGCCGAGGAGCGGCTGATCGACCTGTCGAAGAAGATCGCGAAGGACGAGGGCATCTCGCTCCGTGACGCGACGATCAAGGCCGGGATGCAGCTGTCGAACGACTCCGAGGCATACCGCGAACGGTTCGCGTCGGCGGACGCGTAATCAAGACACGACTGCGTAGGGACCGCATCCACGGTCCCGAACCAACCCGCTTGCCCGTGGGTTGCCGGAGAGGGATCTCCGGATCGCGGTTGTCCAAGGGCTGCACGGGATTGGGCCTCCCTGCCTGCACGCGACCAGTGGTGTCGTGGCGGTAGTGGAGGCCCGTTTTTTGTGGCCCGACCTTTTTGACATTGGCAGGAACAGCGTTACCAGAGGAGCGGAGACGAGCATGCGCATTCATATGCCCGGCATGGACATGACGCTGGAATCAGCGGCGGACCTGTCCACCCATCAGTACAAGTTCGTGATTGGAGCGGCAGCGGTCGCGGGTGGTCAGCAGGCGCGTGTCAACGTGTCCGGCGCGAATGGCCGCTCCATCGGCATCCTCCAGAACAAGCCGTCGGCGGCGGGACTGGGGGCGGTCGTCCGCGTGAGCGGCCGGTCGAAGCTCCAGACCGACACCAGCGCCATCCTCGTCGGCTCGCCGCTCAAGGCGGGTCCGGCTGGTGAAGGTGTGCTGGCAGCGGCAGACAAGGACAAGGTCGGCGCGATTGCGATGGAGGCCAATGGTGGCGCGGCCATCATCATCGACTCGCTGATCATGCAGTACGACCTCGCGGTCTAACGCGAGGCTCTCGGGAAGTCTTGGGACAGCGGACGCGCGACCGCACGCTGAGTGCCGGAGGCACCGTGTCGCGGGGGTCACTGTCATGAACCGTTTGAGCAAGGGCGACATCAATGCCGCTGATCACATCCGTTAAATTCGACCAACTGCTGACGAACATCTCGTTGCAGTTTGCCGCCGCGCCCGAAGGCTATCTGGCCGACGAAGTGCTGCCGCCGGTCCCGGTCGCCAAGGAGTCAGCGGCGTACTGGGTCTACGACAAGAGCCGCATGGACGCGCCGGACTCCAAGCGTGCGCCACGCAGCCAGTACAACCGGATCGACTGGAACGTCACCACGGACACCTACTTGGCCGAACAGTACGGTCTGGAAGGCGAGATTGACGACGAGGAGCGCAAGAACGCCGCCTCGCCGCTCGACCTCGACGTGGATACGACCGAGATCGTGACGGACATGGTCCTGAACAACCGCGAGAAGCGGGTGGCGGACCTCGTGCTGAACCCGGCGGTCATCACGAACAACATCACGCTGACCGGTGGCGATCAGTGGAGCGATGCCGCGAACAGCGACCCGCTCGATGATGCGAAGAACGCGCGGACCACGATCTACGTCGGTGCACCGGGGTACGGCCCGAACACGATGCTCATGGGGTATCTGGTGTTCGAGGCGCTGAAGATTCACCCCGACATCAAGGAAATCGTCAAGTACACGGAGCGGGCGATCATCACGCGCCAGATTCTCGCCGCCGTGTTCGAAGTGGACGAAGTCCTCGTCGGCAAGGTGATCCGCCGCGTGTCCAAGGAAGGCGCGGTCGATGCCTTCGCGGACGTGTGGGGCAAGGACGTGCTGTACTTCTACAAGGAGAGCCGTCCCAGCCTGAAGCGTGCGTCGTTCGGCTACCAGATGCGGACCAGCGATCTCCGGGTCTTCCGGTATCGGGAAGACAAGCGCGACACCGACGTGATCCGGGTCAGCGAGAAGCAGGACGAGAAGATCGTCTCGGCTGCTCTTGCCTACCTGATCAAAGGGGCCGTCGCGTAGTTGGGATCGGGCGCGGGCTTCGGCTCGCGCCCAGTCCATGAGGACCCGTGCCGTACGCCACCCTCGATGACGTGCAGCGGAGGATGCCGCAGTTCCAACTGACGGCGACCTCCAAGCCCACCGCTGAATCGGCGCAAGTGTTTCTCGATGACACCCACGCGCAGTTCGACGCGGCGATGGAGAACCTTGGCTACAAGATTCCCATCACGGGCGCACGGTCACTGGCGCAGTCGAAGGAGATCGTCAGTCAGGGCGCGATCTGCAAAATCCTCTACGCTCGCGCGGCGGCGGTGGGGACCGAAGTCACGATGCAGAGCGCCGATCGCGCCTGCAAGCAGTACGAGAATGCGTTGAAGTTGTTGGCGGACCCGAACAGTCCGATTGAATTCACGGATGCCGAGCGCACGCCAGATGCGGTCGGGAAGCCGGGCGGCCTGCCGATGGGCCTCATCTTCGATGAGTGCGGACATCACATCGAGCCGCGCGTCACGATGAACATGAAGTTCTGATGGCGACCCACACCGAAGGACTTCTGAGCTTCACCGTCACGGGTGAGGAAGCGGTCACAGCCGGGATCGCCGCGCTACTCGCGTCGATGCAGGACTTGACCCCCTTCTGGCGCGAGGTGTTCGCGCCGAAGTACTTCGCGATGGTGCAAGACCTGTTCGCCACGAGCGGCACGTCGCGCGGGCCGGGTGGGAAGTTTGTCGGCGGCAACTGGGCATGGCTGTCGCCCAAGTATCGCGTCTGGAAAGCGAAGCACTATCCGGGGCAACCGATTCTGACGCGCGAGGGCCGGTTGCGGGACTCGATGGTCTGGAACGGCGCGGGGGTGGGACCGGAGGGCGTCTTCGAAGCGCACCCGATGTTCGCGGTGGCCGGGACGACGGTGCCGTACGGCAAGTTTCACCAGTACGGGACGAGCACGATGCCTGCGCGGCCGTTCCTGCCGCCCCCGGATCCGGCGGTGTTCGCACCGTTGCTGCACCAGTGGATCCTGAAGGCGCAACAGGCAGGAGCGGCGTCTGCGCCGTCGGGGTCATGACGCATGTTCCATGTGACGCAGGCGAAACGGAAATTGCGCGACCGGTTGTCCGCCGAGTTACCGGGAAAGCTGGCCGAGGCCGACGCGGCAGCGGGCGATGGCATCGTGACGCCGCCGCCCTACGAGATCCACACGACGGACAAGGCGGATCTTGGTGGGTTGCCGTCGGTGGAACTGATCGTGACGGACTCGTCGCCACAGGTGAATTCGTTCTCGCGGATCATGCGGCATCGCGTGGTGATCGGCGTGTCGGTGGGTGGCGATACCGAGGAAACCATCTCGATCCAGTTGGAACGCTACCTGTGGTGCCTGCGGGCCATCGCGCGCGATTCGCATCTGACGCCCGTCGAAGGGACCGGCCCGCTCGACACGGGCGGCGAGCAGTACACGCCGCTGATGCAGCGGCCGGAAACCGTCGAAACGCCGTTCGTGAAGGGCGGGTTCTTGGAAGTGTTCATCACGACGGTGGAGTAGTGGCACCAATCAGTTTCGTCTGAGGAGTTCAACGAATGGCCCAGAATCCAGCAAACATCCACATTGGTGCCGCGAGAATCTTTCTCGGTGTGACGCCGCCTGCGACGGGGAACCCGCCGCAGCTACTGGTGCACAACGACGGCACGCCCTTGACCGGTGTCGAGGTCGGCTACACGCAGGACGCCGCGACGTTCACCTACAAGCAGAACAAGCAGGAGGTGGTCGCCGAACAGTCCCTGAACCCCGTTGACGTGTTCGTGGTCAGCGAGGAAATCCAGATCGACTTCACGGCGATGGAGCACGTCTACACCACGCTGAAGGCGGCGTTCGACAACGTCGGGTCTGACGACGACGCGACCCGGATGCTGTTCTGGGGTGGCGACGGCGGCAACCTGATCAGCGTGCAGACGCAGTGCGTGGCCCTGACCTCGCGCATCCGGACGTCGCCCAAGAAGTTCGAAGTCCTGTGTCTCTACCGGGTGTACAACGTGGAAGGGGTCGCCATCCCGTACAACCGGACGGGTGAGGCCATCTACAAGATCACCCTCAAGGGACTCGTGGACGCCAAGCGCACGGCAGGAGATCGCTTGTTCCAGTGGTTCCGCGAGAAGGCGGCCCCGTTGGCGACCGGCGCAACGGCAGGCATCCCCGGCACGTGGTATCCGACCGGGTCGAGTGTGCCGATGAGCCTCTCCGAAATGGGCGGCGTCCAGCCAGTCGATGCGACGGGCTTGATCGTGACGGCGCACTGGACGGTCGGGCAGTACGTGACGCTCGACAACGGCGCGAAGGCGTACTGGAACGAAACGGCGTGGGTGCCCGGTGCGGTCCCGGCGTCGTATCCGGCGACCAAGGCGACCGAAGTGGTGGGCTTGGCCGGGACGTTCTCGCCCACTGGCGCGACGATTCCGATGCACCTTGCCGACATGGGCACCGTGACGCCGGTTCCGGCGGGCGCGTGGACGGAAGGCTCGCACATGGTGCTGGGCGATACGTCCAAGTGCTACTGGAACAACGCGGTCTGGGTGCAGGGCATGGCCCCCGCCGCGCTCGTCTAAGTCCTCTCGGTTCACGGGTGGCGGGTCACACCGTCACCCGTGCGTTTCGCTTTCCTGAGCAGACCGACTCTCCTCGGTCATTCCGGGTGACGTGGCCCCGGATAAAGGAGCCTTCCTCGTGGGCATCACCAACAAACAACGCGGCGGTCAGTTGCTTCCCGGCCTCGGGGCGTGGATGGATGTGCCGTTCGACGCGGCCAACTTTTCGGCCACAAGCGGCATGGTGTGGACGGTGACGCCACCCGTCTTTCAGAATCGCGTCAGCCGCATTGGGAACACCGTCACATGGAGCGGCGTGATTGCTGCCTCTACGTTGAGCGGCACGCCGTCCGCGCAGATCGTCTTGAAAGCGCCGACGAAGGCGAAGGGGTACGCGAGTGGCATCGCCCGCGTCATCAACAGCGCCCCGCCCGTCATGACCTTTATCTCGGTGTCGCCCGGCGGGGCTGGGCAGCCCGGCTATGTCGCCATCGCGTTGCCCGGCAGTGCCCCCTTTGCCTTGGGCACGCTTCAGGTGTATTTCACCGTCCAGTACGAAGTGGAACCGTAGCCATGGGTATTACCAACAAGCAGCGCGGCGGCCAGTTACTGCCCGGACTGGGCCAGTGGCAGGACATCCCGTTCGACCCGGCGAACTTCTATTGCAGCGGGGCGATGACGTGGACGTTGACGCCGCCGCTGCTTACGAATCGCTACTGCCGCATCGGTAATGCGGTGTTTTGGAACGTCGTCGCGCCGGTCACGACGCTTGGTGGCACACCGGGCCTGAACCTGTTCGTGAAGTGCCCGACTGGGATGTCCAAGTACGCGATGGGCACGGGGCTGGTGCTGAATGGCGCTCCGGCTGTCTCGACTATCGTCAAAGGTAACGCCGGGAATCCGGGCCTCATCGGCATCGGGTTGCAAGCGAACGCGGCATTTGTGCTTGGCTCGTGCCAAGTGCAGTTCAGCATCACGTACGAGTTCGGCAATCCGTAGAGGAGCATCGACATGGGCATCACTTCCAAGCAGCGCGGTCGGCACCTGTTCCCCGAGGGGATCTCAGGTGCGGCGATCCGCTACACGGCCGACGGGCCACTCCAGCAACTCTCCGGTGTGCACTCGCTCGCGAAGACCAGCGTGGGTGCCTTCACCGTCGCCGCTCCGCAGGCGGACAACCTGCGCCTCACCGTGGTGAACCGCACCGCGTTCGCGCACGTGCTCACGGCGACGGGCCTGATCGATGACGGCACGTCGGCCACGTCGAAGAATGCGGCGACGTTCGCGGCCTTCCCCGGTGCGAGCATTGAGCTTGTCTCCGGCGGCGGGAAGTGGAACGCCGTCAGCAAGAACGGGGTCGTGGTCGCGTAAGAGCCATATGGGTATCACCAGCAAGCAACGCGGTCGGCACATTTTCCCGTCCGGGGACTTCGGGAACTTCACGGATGTGCCCGGCGATGCCACGCTGACGGGGCGCAGCGGCATCCTCACGTTGAGTAAGGCTACGCCTGCGGCGATCACGCTGGCGGCTCCGGTCGGTGTGGCGGATGGCACCCTGCTGGAGATCCGCTCCAAGACTGCGCAGGCGCACGTCATCCGCGTCACCGGCGGCTTCGGTGGCGCGGGGAGTACAGCGGACACCGTCACGTTCACGCCGCAGATCGGCGCGGGGTTCATGGCGGTCGCCGTTGGGGGCGTCTGGCATCTGCGTGCAACCAACCTCGTAGAGGGAGCCGGAGGCGGCAGCGGCGGTGGCGGCGGCTCGTTCGACCAGTCGTTGAACACCACGGACAGCCCGACGTTCGCAGAGATGACGCTGGGGGTTGCTGCTGATGATGACGGCCTCTTGATCGCGGCCCCGGAGGTGGACCTCATCATCGCGACCCCGGACAGCGACGGCTACGTCGGCACGATCACCGTGCGCGGAGGCGCGGGGTCAGCAGGCGCGGACGGCAGCAGCATTTATGTGCGAGCCGGTGCGGCGACTGAGGAAGGCGGCGGCGAGATTCAGATCGTCGCAGGGGCTTCAGATGAGAGCCGGGGCGGCCCCATCGCGTTGGTAGCCGGGAGCAGCGTCTCGGATGACGCCGGAGAAATCAATATCCACGCCGGGGATTCGACTGACGGGACTGGTGGCAGTATCACGCTACAGGCCGGAATAGGGGGTGGCGATCCGGGGCAGATCAGCCTCCTTTCCCCCGGTCAGGTGCAAATTTCCGCGCAGGGAGAGATCGATCTTAGTGGAAGCGAGGACGTTTTCCTCACATCAGTCGCTGGCTGGATGAGGATCCGGTCGAACCAACAAATCGCAATGGAAGGACCCGTATACGTCAATCAGAATTTTGATATTGGCGGCCAGCCTCCGGGTACCTTCTCGCCACCTAATCAAGGGGCGCGTCTCTGGACGGAACACAACACCGTGACGGGCAAGAGCCGACTGCTGGTGCAGTTCCCAACCGGCGCTCCCGTCCAGATCGCGATTGAGCCGTGACGTATCACCCACGCATCGGAGACTTGGTGGCGGTACGGGGTCCGATCATCGGCGGCACGTGCCGCGTGCGTCCGGGGGTGGTCACGGCAGCGGCTGGCGACATCATCACGGCGAAGGTCGGACACGGCGGCGAGGTGTATGTGGGTCTGCCGAAGTGGGTGCGACCGGGTGGCACGGTGTCGTACGCGGATCAGGTGATTGCGGATGGCGCATCGCACTACTGGCGGCTCAACGAGGCCAGTGGCGCGGCAGTTACGGACAGCGTCGGCACCCTGCATGGAACAGTTTTCGGCACGGTGACGCGTGGTGCCACCGGGCCGCACGGCGATCCGGCAACGGACTTTACCGGTGCCGGACGTATTGACTTACCAGCGTTGTCGATTCCGGCGGTGTGCGCCGTGGAGGTCTGGTTCAAATCGCCCAGCGCAAAGTCATTCAATCAAACGCTCACCAATCGCACGTCGGCGCAATCGACTAACCATATGCTGATGGTGCAGGATGGCAAGGTCGTCTTCGCCTGCAACGGTGCCAGCAGGAGTGGATCGCAAGCCATCAATAACGGCGCGTGGCATCACCTCGTCGGGGTGAGCGATGGCGCGTCAGTCGGTTTGTTCATAGATGGGGTTTCAGAGGGTTCCGCCGTGCCCGGCGTCTTCGCGGCGACCGCCGCAGTCGGGAAAATCGGAGGGGACGACTTCGCGGGAAACTCGGTGCTGACACTTGGGGATGTGGCGATTTACCCCCGCGCCATGACCGCCGAGGAGATTGCCGCGCACTACGCGCTGCGCACCGCAGTGGTGAGCGCGGAGCAGCCCTCCGCGTTGGCTGGCACGCCAGTCGGCTGGGTGCGGTCCTAAGAGGGGTGCGCTGGCTTCAGCGTGCTGCGCGATGGGCGTGGCGTGCGCTCGTGGCGCTCGTGCAGGGCGGGAACTGAACGACCCGACTGGGGATACCAGCCGGGTCGTGGTGCGTACGGGCTTACTTGGGTTCGGGAGTCTGACCGGGCAGCGTGCCACCGGTCGGCGGCGGCGTCGAGGGCAGACCCTGATCGGGCACGAGGATCAGCCCCTGACACGCGAGCCACTTCACGACGAACTTCTTACCCGGCCGGATCGGCATGGGGTCCACGACTCCGCCGCCACCACCCGGCAGCGTGTTGTCCGGTCCCGGCTGCTCGCCCGGCAGACCGGCATCGGGCCGCGTCGGGTCGAACGGGAACACGGGCAGCAACGCGATGTGCCCGCCGCCCGGCAGGGCGTTGCCCGGATGCCCGCCTCCGCCCGGCCGACCGTATCCCGGATCGACGGGACCGCCGCCAAAGATCGGTCCGGTGGACGGGTAGACGGGTGCGCCCGGCAGACCCTGTCCCGGATACACGGGCGCTCCGCCCGGTAGCGTGTTGTCGATGTCAGCACCTTGCGGGCTGAGGAACGTGATAATCGCGAGTCTGGACATGCCTTCGTTCTCCTTCTAAAGCAAATGGGTGCGAGCGAACTGTACGGAATTCTGAAACAAGCGTCTGTCAGGGGTGGCGACGGTTTCGCGTCAGCGAATGCGGAGGGTGCCTCCGCCGAGGATCCCTGACACTTGCAAGAGCCAGAGGATGAGAAAGAGCACGACCACAACCCGCAACACCGTCTTGATCGGCGGGGCCATCGGGATGTACGTCTCTATCAGGTAGAGCACCAGTCCCAAGACGACCAGTACGACGATGACGCTGATGATGTTCATGTATCGCTCCGGTTGCACGATACTCATCGCGGTCGGTTGACTCAAGCACAACGATGACGTTCATTTTTCGCGGCGGCGTGCCGCTCGCGGTCCCGGTGGCGTACGCGACCGACCCGGCGCACGTGGCGCTCGTGGCGCACCTGACCCGCCTGACGCGCTTCGCGGAAGCGGTGGCGTTCCTTGAAATCCACCCGGTAGACGGCTACCTCGCGGCGGACGTCCTGAGCGGGGCGCTCTGGGCGAAACGCTACCTGAATGCGATGGCCCGGTTCTCAGCCGGGCCGCCGAAGGACCGGGCGCTGGCCCTCCGAGGCTGGCGCGCGTTGATGCACGTGCTGAATGGCACTCGCCCAAAAGTCGGACGGCACCGGGAGCCGCCGCTGACGGCGGAAGCACTGGGGCGGGCGGCGGCGTCGGTGGCGCGGTGGCGGTCCGTGACCGATGCGCTGTGGGGGCAGGAACGCGCCACGCTGGCCGCCCTGCTGCTCCAGAAGGCGGAGGGGCACTTCCGGGTATCGGTCGCGCATCGTCGTGCGGTACGGGCGCTGGTGCGGCGGAAGGCGCTCCGCAAGCGGGACGTGGTCCTGACGTTCGCCTCGTGGGAAACCGGGCTGGCGCTTCGCCGGTTACGGATGGCGACCTCGGTGGCCGACCTCGTCTACGCCTGATCCCGGAAAGCCCGAGGGGCGTTTCCGGTCGCGCTGGCCCGGCTGAGAATCTCCGCCATGTCTACACTCATGAATCCGCGCGCCATGCGCGAACGGCACGTGATCGAAATCGATATGGGTGGGGGCATGCACGTCCTCGCCAAGCGGGAAGATATGACGGTGCTGGTCTTCGAAGGCCGCATCCCGATGCCGCTGCTCGTCGCGGTCCAGAAGATGATCGAGATGCCGGGTGCGTCCCCCACCGAACGCCTCCAAGCACTCGGCGAGGCACACTCGCGTGAACTGGTGGACGTCGTCCGCGAGCACGCGCTGAAGGTTGTGTTGCAGCCGGTGCTCGTCGCCAAGGACGACGGCAACCCCGATCACCTCCCGGTCGATCTCCTGACCCTCACGCAACTGTTGCGCATCTGGAGCGAGACTGCCGTTGTGCCGTTGATGACGGCGCAGACGGCGGCGGACTTTCGTCCAGAACCACGCGCCGATGATCCTCCTGTGCCACCAGCTGGGGAAGCAGTACAGCCAACCCCCAAGCCGCTGGCTTTTCCTGCTCGACCCGACATCGACGAATTCGTCCGCCTCTGAGCAGGCGATGGCCTTCGACTTCGATGCTGCGTGCATGTCACTCGGCCTCGATGCGGAAGTGAAGGCGCACGAAGCGCACGACAAAACGAAGGGCATTACCCGTCGCCGGTTCGGTGGTGGGTAGAGGTATGCGCTGATGGCCTCCGACTCCGAAGTCCTCATCAAAATCGCGGCCGACGTCAACCAAGCCGTCCAGTCGATCACGTCGGTTGTCGCGTCCATGGCCGACATGGCGAAGGCGATGCTGGCGGTCGCGGACGCCAATAAGCAAGCGAAGAAGGATTCGGAGTCCCTCGGGGAATTCTTCGGCAAGCAGCTGTCGAAGGCGTTCGACGGTGCGAAGGAGGCGGCCCTCGACTTTGCCAAGTCGTTGCCGAACGCGGTCGGCCATGTGGCGGAGTTGGGTGACTCCCTGTTGGCGATGAACCAGCGGACAGGGTTGTCGGTTGAGAGCCTGTCGGAACTGCGGTTCGTCGCCTCGCAGTCGGGCGTGTCCTTTGAGTTGCTGGGTCGCTCGATCCAGCAAATGAGCAAGGAGATCGCGGCGGGCGGAGCCGACACCATCAACGCGGTCGAGGACATTGGGCTGTCGTTCGCGACCCTGCAGGCCCAGAAGCCCGAAGAACAGTTCTACTCGATCATGTCGGCGCTCAAGGCCATTCAGGATCCGGTCGAACGCACCGCAAAAGGCGTCGAACTCCTCGGGCCGAAGTTCTCGCGCATGTCCAACCTCGCGACCGAGGACATGGGCAAGCTCGTCGCGCAGGCCAAAGAACTCGGCCTCACGATGTCAGAGGACACGGCGAGGGCGGCGGACGCGTACGGCGATTCCATCGATCGGCTGAACAAGAAGATGGAAGCGACCCGCGATCACGTCGGGGCCATGCTCTTGGTGCCGCTGACCAGCGTGATCGAGAAGATGGGGGACGCCGGTGGGGCTGTCCTGCTCTTTGGCGATGCCCTCGTGAAGATGGGCAAGGCCGCGAGTGGCGTCTTCATCAACATGCTCCCGCAGATCGTGGACAAGCTGGGGGGCTGGTCAAAGGCACTCGACTACGCCAAGGGCAAGACGACCGACCTGATCGCCAAAATCTGGTTACAGGTGACGGCCACGACGGCCCTGAATGTCGCGCAGACCGAGGCGACCGTCACCGGGAAAGCGTGGGCCACCATCCAAGGGGTTGTGGCGGTGGCGACGATGGGCGTAACAGCGGCCGTCAAGCTGCTGACCACAGCGATGTACGAGAACCCGGTGTTCGCCATCATCGCCGGGCTGATTGCCTTGGGCCTCGCGCTCTGGGCGCTGAAGGGGCACTACGACAAGGTCGGCGAGGCCGCTGTCGAATCTACCAAAGAGCAACTGAAGAATGGCGGCAGCATTCTCGCGCTCAAAGACAGCCTGATAAAGAAGGAGGGGGAGCTTCAGGAGGCCCAGAAGAAGGGCGACGTGTTCGCGATGCTCCGCCTGAATGCGGAGATCAAGGCGCTCAAGAGTAGCGAGGATCTGAAGAAGGCACAGGAGGATTACAACACAGCGGTCAGGGCCGGGTACGAGGGCTTGGACAACATCGCTGATGTGACGGAGTTCCTTGCCGAGAAGCAGGCGGAACACAACCGCGAATTGAAGATGGGAGCCGATGCCCAGAGGGCGCTGGGCACGGAACTCGACAAGGCGCTGGCGAAGGGCAACGAAGGTAAGACGCTACTGGAAAGCTACAACACCGTCATGCAGGAGAAAATCCGGCTGACGCTGTTGGACTCCGACACGACGAGTAAGTGGATCAAGGACAAACTCGGGTGGACGGATCAGCAGATTCAGAAAGCCAAAGAGTGGCTGGCTGTCGAGAAGGAACTGTCCGCGCAAGAGGCCCAGATCGCGGCTCAACGCGAACAGATGGGCCTGACGGGCGTCAGTGCTGCGCTCGCGAAGAATAAGAGCGATGCGGCAGCGGCTCAGAAGGCGGTGGATGACGCCCATATCTCCGACCCGGCTGAGCGTGCGCGACGGATACAGGACGCGGCAGACAAGTCGGCGCTCGATCGTCAGAGCATCCTGACGGATGCCGCCCGGACTGCGACCCAGACCCGGATTCAACTGGCGGCGGATGCGGCCATCGCCGAGGTGAATGCAAGCAAGAAGGGACTGGACGCGCAACTCGCGATTATCGACATCCGCAAGAACGCGGAAATCGCGGCGGCTCGCGTGTCTGGTGATTACGTCACGGCGGGCCTCAAGATCCAAGAGGCCGAGCAGAAAGCGCAACAGCAGAAAGACGAGTTACGGCGGACGGCCCGCGAGGCATCGGACGAGAAAGACCTCGCCCGTGCGGCGTCGAACGCACAGGCGCTGATCGAAATCTACGAAACCGGCTTCGACAAGGCGACGGACCTCGTTGACGCTCGCGCGATGGAAGCCGACCGCATTGCGCGGAAGACCATCACCGACGAGCAGGCGCTTGGTGAGGAACTCGCGCGGATCTGGCAGGACGCGACCGACGAAAAAAGCCGGATCTACGAAGCCGCCGATGTCAAGAACCAGCAAGCCCGTGAGGAAGCGGCCCGGAAGGTTCGCGAGGCCGAAATCCGGGAGACAGAGTTCGGCATCGATCAGGTGATTGCACTCCGGGCGGTCGAGTGGGAGCGCCGGAAGCAACAGGCGGAAGACGGCACGGAAGACCTCGCCGCCGTCGAGAAAGAGTTCCAAGAAGAAACGCAGCGGCTGATCAAAGAAGGCGACGACGTCACGATCGCGGGCCGCGAGCGGAAGGCCAAGGCCGCAGAGGAGGCGTACCTCAAGGCCAACAAGAACATGAACGTGTCGGACGCGGAGCGGCAGCGGCTGTACCTCGCCGCTCTGAAAGCCCGCGCGGATGCCGAAGGCGTCGTGTTCAGAAAGAGTGCCGAAGCCACCGCCAACGAAATCCGGATGGCGGCGATTGCGCTCGCCAACATCAAAGCCAAAACCGATGCGACGTGGGAACAGGTCGAGGCCGCACAGGAACTGCTCGACATCAAAGTCTTGGAGGCGCAAGTAGACGAGGAGTCGCGCCGGAGGGTGCAACTCGCGCAGGCGGAAGCCAAGCGACGGCGG